CGACAAGAAAAAAGAGCAGATACAAAAGAAAGCATTTGAACGAAACAAAAAGATACAGATTGCAATGGCAACTATCAGTATGATACAAGGAATCATCAACGCCCTTACTGCTCAGTCTGTAATCCCTGAACCATTCGGTACAATCTTAAAAGCTGTTAACGCTGTGGCGGTAGGTGCTGCGGGTATTGCTAACATTGCTAAGATCAAGAAACAAAAGTTTCAAGGTGGCGGTGGTGGTGGCGGTGGAGCGTCAATACCTAGAGGTGGTGCAGCAGGTGCGGGCGCAGCAGCATTAAGCGCAACCCCTTCGAGTACAGAGACACAACTAAATCCAGATGGTACAGCTAAAGCGGGAGCAAACGACGAAGAACCTATGAAGGTCTACGTATTAGAATCCGATATAAGCGAGAAGCAAAAGAGAAGCCAGGATATAGAGGTAAGGTCAAGTATTTGATAAACCCTTTAAATACTCTGCACCACCATTAGCTAAGAACGTATGACTAACAGATAAGCAACCGTATATATTTAGTAGGGTGTTTGCTTTGTGTTCTTTGAACTCTTTTAGTTTAGTGTTCTCCATTGGTATTACTTTCGTTGGTTCGTTGATATTGAAGTATAAAGACTTGATAAAGTGGTTATTGTTTTTCCATTCTATTAAATCCATAGTGTGTACAAGCAGTTCAGAATTAAACACCACAGGCTGGTGACACTCATAAGTTAAGGTATTAAAACCGTTATGTTTTAGAAAGTGTTTAGTATTATCTACCGCTTGTTGCCATGCTATAGATGCCTTACCTTCTTTGCGTTCTAGTTCTTCGTTGCCACCGTACACCTTTGATAGGTCGTAGCGATCATTGATTATAAAGTCGTCATTCATATAAACGAAGTCCTTAAACAAGTCTGCTACATACAAACATTTAGCGGTTACGTTACACCCTCTAATTTGGTATGAATCCTTGAAGGGGATATTGTCTATCCCTTCGACGCTATCACCTACAGTAAATATAGGGGCGTTAGGGTAGAGTTCACGAACTAAACGAACAGACTCTAATAAGATAAAGTCGTTTTCTTTTCTCTTGTATGGATATATGAAAGGAATCATAGTAAGCAAGTTTACACATTAAGTATAAGCAAAGATAAAAAAGATGGACAAAGATTTACCAATCTACGAAATTAAAATAGACTTAAGCGACGAGAACACAGGCGTTGAGTATAACAGTTTAGTACACAACCCCGCTCACGAGGTTAACTTTCAAACGTTTAAAAAGACAGAGCGTTATCAATTTAACGACGAACAGAAGATAGTAAGTGGAATAGCTATAAGCGCAGACACACCAATTTATAGAAACGACTCAGGACAGGAATACTTTGTAGTATTCTCTAAAGAGTCTGTAAGGGATATAATACACGACTACGCTAGAAACAACCGATTCAATAATGTAAACATAGAACACAACTCAGAAGACATTGCAGAGGGTGTTTATATGATTCATTCTTACCAAGTAGACGAAGACTTAGGGTTAACAGCACCTAAGAGATTTGAAGACGCTATGGACGGTTCTTGGATTATCTCGTACAAGTTTGAAAATGACGAACTATACCAACGAGCTAAAGAGGGTGAGTTTAGAGGGTTCAGCGTTGAAGGTAACTTCATAGTGGACGACTGGCAGTTCTCAAAGGACGAAGATTTAAACCCACTTATTGACGAGTTACTAAACATTCTTGACGAGAAACTAATCAAAAAATAAGCACGTATACACTATAAGTATAAACAATTACAAAGTTATGGATAACAAAGAATTAAAAGAAAAACTACAAGGGACGATAAACGCCCTTAAAACTTTCTTCAATTCAGAATCTACAGAGGATCAAAACGAAGCTGTCACAACAGACGACGTTGTTGAATCTACCTTTGCAGAGGTTACCTTAATGGACGGTGAAACGGTTCTTTCTTACGAAGGTGAACTAGCGGTTGATACTGCGGTTTTCGTTGTAGGTGAAGACGGAGAACAAGTACCTGCACCAGAAGGAAGCCACGCACTAGGGGGAGATATGGAAGGTGTTACCATTGTGTTAGACGAAGGCGGTATAATTACCGAAGTAGTAGACGAGCGCGAGGGAGCAGAAGAAACAGAAACCGAAGAGGTAGAAGAGGAAATGTCGGAAGAAAAAGAAGATGCATTCAATATCGAAGATTTGAAAGCACCACTTTTAGAACTTGCGGGAAACATGGAAACTTTAATTAACAAAAACGCATCACTTGAAGCAGAATTAGCAGAGTTCAAAACTGAGTTCAGCGAGTTTAAAGACAAACCAAGTGTTAACGAAAACAAAAAAGAAAAGTTCAACAGAGTAGACGAAGGTTTAACACCACGCCAAAAGGACTTATTAAACAAAAGAAAAAACAAATAAAATGAGTTTAAAGAAATATTTACAAACTAAATTTGATTGGGACGTAACAGGACTAGCAGCTTATGTAGACGAGCAGTCCGACGAACTAATTGTACGTAGTGTAACAGAGGGTAAGACTCTTAATTACATTACAATTCAGGAAGGTATCAAAGGTTCGCAAGAGCTTAAATTAATGGACGATACTTTAACTTACCAAGCGGGAGACTGTACTATGACAGCGAGCGGTGATACTGTATTTACAGACCGAGCGTTAGCAGTAGAGACACTAGGATACATGAAGAAATTCTGTCAAAAGGATTTGGATGGATTCTGGACGCAGATTGCTTTGCGCCCTGGTGCTTCAAACGAAGACAAAGAGTTACCTTACCAGCAGCAGATAATTAACTATATCCTTGAGTTACATTCTAACGAAATGGACAAGTTAATTTGGAGAGGTAATAAAGCAACAGGTTCAGGAAACCTAGCATTTATGAATGGCTTCCGTCAATTCCTTACAACAGGTAACGGATGTGTAGACTTGAACGCAAGTGCAGTAGCTTCTATTACAGACTCTAACGCATTCGACGTATTCTATGAGTGCTTCACTACTTCACCAGAAGAGGTGCAAGAGCAAGCAGACTTCACAGCGTTTACAGGACGTGAGAACTTCAACAAACTAATTAAGAACTTAGTCGACTTGAATTTCTTCCACTACTCACCTGACCAAATCGCTACAATGGATAGCGTGATTGTACCAGGTACTAACATGATTGTAAGAAAGGTTGTAGGTCTTAACACACTAGATAACATCTATACAGGTAGAGCGTCAGAGTTCTACTTCGGTACAGACCTACAGAGTGATTTCGAGCAGTTCGATTTATGGTACTCACAGGATGACGACGTAATCTATTTACGTTCTAAGTTCCGATCTGGAGTACAAGTTCCTTTCTTAAACAGAATAGGAGTGTGGAACGGTACTGGATCACCTAACTAGAATTAATAACTAAAGGGGGTGTAAAAGCCCCCTTATTTAAATAAAGAATATGGCTTGTACAATGACTTCGGGATATAATGACAGAACTTGCACCAACGGTAAAGGCGGTATTAAGTCTATCTTATTTTTCCCAATAGGTAACAAAAGCGGAGTTACAAAAACCGCGAACGAAATAACAGCTATTACGGTAAGTGGTGAAACATTCCACTATAAACTAAAGTCTAACCTTTCTTCTTATACTGCGCCTATTATGCGTTCAGAAGAGAACGGGACACTTTGGTACGATCAAACAGTAAACATAGTTCTAAATTCAGATAACAAGACTCTTAGGAGTGCTTTACACTTGTTAGCACAAAACGAATTAGGGGCAATGGTAGAGAAAGCAGACGGAACGTATGTACTACTTGGAGAGGGCGAAGGTCTAAAGGTAGCAGACGGAAACGAGTATACTTCTGGTGTGGTTAAGTCTGATCGTAATGGACACGTGATTGTGTTAACAGGAATGGAGAACGACGAAGTGCCAGACGTTGAAGCGTCAGTAGCAGCTACGTTAATTACTCAATCTTCTTACGCAGCGTAATAGAACACTATAAACTATAGAAAGGGGTGGGGAATACCCGCCCTTTTTTTGTAAATTTAAAGCATGAATCTAAAACGAAATTTAATAGGCTCTTATGTTTACCACGCGATTTTAAATAGAATGATTTTAATCGAGAAGGGACGCGAAGAGGAATACGCTAAACTAGGGATGGACGTATTCACAAAACCAAGAAAACCAAAACTACAAAAGACTAATGCTAAGAGTACTAAAAGAAGGAACAACAGACGTAGTAGTAACGGTAACGGAGCTGACAACGATAAGTAGTGTAGAGTACCTTTGGGAGTTCTACGAAGAGCAGGAAGAAACTTACTTATATGCTATTATAGCAAACACTTCCACAGCGACACAACGATACGACAAGTTCCAAATCATAGACACTACAACGGTAACCTTTCCTAGAACGGGTTACTACACATATAATATCTACGAGCAAGCAAGCGGAAGCGGTAACCTTGATCCTACAGGACTAACAAGAGTAGAGACAGGACGACTAGAGGTTTACGAATCAGCAACCGCAGACAACGAATACGAAAACACCGCAGACACCAACAAGGTTTACGATGAGCAATAAAGACAAAAAAGATTATTTAGTAAAGGCTATTAGCTTTTCAAATAGTAAAGGTTTACCAGACGCTACCGAAGAACTTGATAGACGTATGGGATATATTAAGTGGGGTAAGAAAAACGATTACCCTTTTCACTTAATAGATATGTACAACGGTTCGGCGTGGCATCAAGGTATAATAAAGAACAAAACGTATTATATTGCAGGTGGTGGAATAGAGGTAGTTCGTGGACAGTTCGACAAGTTCCTAAAGAACGAATACACAGACTTCAATATAGAAGACGTAATGCAGTCATGTACTTTTGACTATGAGTTGTTCGACGCTTTCGCTGTATTGGGTACATGGAATAAAGACGGCACTAGAGTTGTTAAGTGGGAACACGTAGACGTTGACGCTTTAAGAAAGTCCGAAGATAATAAGTATTATTATTCAGACGATTGGACGAGCTTTAAACAAGACGAAACCACAGGCTTTAAAGAATACACAGTACTAGACAAGACTAATCCAACAGGACAATTTATAATTTACTATCAAGCACCTTCTAAAAAGAGTAAGGGCGAGAAAGGAGTATATCCTAAACCACCTTACGTTGGTGGGCTTACTGCTATCAATACAGACGTGTTAATAAGTAAATACCACTTATACGAAATACAAAACGGATTCAAGGGTGGAACTATTGTAAACCTAGCTAACGGACAACCCGAAACAGACGAAGAGGCAAGAGCGCACCGCGATAACATCAAGGGTAGCACGACGAATATAGAAGACGCTAACGAAGTTATAATTACGTTTAGTGATGGTAACGACAACGCCCCTAGTGTACTTAGTTTAAACGGTAACGACTTAGCAGATAGATACGACCTTACAGAAAAGAGCGTACAACAGAACATATTAGTAGCACATTCAGCAACTAACCCCACTATGTTTGGTATCATTCAAGAGGGTTCTTTTAATGCTGCTGAAAGTAAAGACTTATTCCAAATCTTTATAAGTACTTATGTAGAATCTAGACAAGGAAACTTAGATTGGTTACTTAATACTATGGCTGCTTTGTCAGGTGTTGAAGATGGTGAAGCTCACTTAGTAACACCCGACCCATTCGAGGGGACAAGCACACAGACAGCGCAAGAGCCTACAGAAGAGGTAGAAGATACAGTAGAATCAACAGAACCTACAGACGATACGGGAGCAGATGAGGCAGCAGCAGAAGGGGACGTAGCAGGGACAGCGTTAAACGGTGCGCAGATTGGTTCAATGGTGGATATAGTCGCGGCTATTGGGCGTGATGAGTTGACACCTGAAAGCGCATTAGCTATTATACTAGCATCCTTCCCATTAATCACGGTGGAGCAAGCAGAACAAATAGTAGGCATGGACGCTGCTACAGATACCACAGAATTTAAGGAAGAGTTTAGGAATGCTAAGAAAGACCTTAAAGTATTTGGCGAATATGGTAGAAAGAAAAGCGAATTTAAAGTAATAAAGTCTTATAGTGTTTCTAATAACTTTGGATCGGACGAAGTAACGCAAATGGAAGCGGATAACTTTACTTTATTCTTTGATAAGATAGGAGATATTCGAGGCAACCTTACAGAGCTTGACAGAAACATTTTAAAGCTCCTACAAGACGGTGAAGATGGCACGAGTATACAAGATGCTTTAGACGCAACTACAAGAGAAGTAGCGAAGTCTATTAATAAACTACAAGACCTTAACTTATTAACCGAAGACGGTACAAGTAAACTAGGTAACGACGTACTAGAGGGGTTAGATGTAGAGATAGAACAGTTTGAGGTTCTTTACTCCTACGAGGTTAGAGCAGGATTAGGAGCAGAGGTGATAGCGGGTAGTAGAGATTTTTGCAGGGAGCTAATACGCCAGGATAGAATGTATTCAAGGGAAGAGATTAACACAATCTCCGCTAGAATTGGGCGTGATGTATGGACTAAACGCGGTGGGTTCTACCATAACCCAGACACAGGGCGAACAACCGCATGGTGTCGTCACGAATGGCAACAACACTTAGTAGTAAAAAATTAAATAGATGGCAGATTTTTTAATATCAATAGACAATCTTAAGAAAGCGGGTTTAATACATGACAACGTAGACACTAAGATACTTAAGACCACTATAACAAGGGTACAAGACAGAGTGATACAGCCTGCTTTAGGTAGTCCGTTGTACAGAGCTTTGTTAACTAGGGTAAACGACAACGATTGGAACGCTACTTACAGAACGTTAATGGACGATTACGTTAAGCCTGCGTTGGTTTCGGCAGTAGACGCTAAATATTCTAAGGTGGGTACTAACAAAATAGCGAATAAAGGTACGGGTAGATTTGACGACGACAACTTCACACCTTTAGCACTAGAAGAGTTGAACTTATTTAGAGACGAGTTAGACGGTGATAGCTTCTTTTACTTAGAGCGTCTTATAGGATTCCTTAAAGACGACTGCGGCACTGACTACCCCGAATATACAGAGGCAATAACTAGGACTAATCACGATTTAAAGAAAGACAAAACAGGATATAAAACGAACTGGATAGTATGAGTGGTAAAATCACTAAGAAACAAATCAAAAAACTGAAAGAGTATTTAAATGGACAGAACGTTAATACAGATAAAAAAGGACTTCAACGAGATAGCGACAAAACACGATCAATTAAATGATTTCTTTTGGGGTGAGTGGACAGAGGCTATTGCTTCGGACGCTTCGCTATATCCTTTATTAGTTTGTACGTTGCAACCTGGTACAAGTGGGGACAACTTTGTAAATGTCAACTTACAAATTACCCTTTGTGACAAATACAACGAGGGTGATTTTGATATGAGAGACGAGGTTCAGTCTAATATGTATTCGATATTTCGGGATATATGGACAACCTTAAAACAATGGAAGTTTCAAAACTATTTAGATATAGATGGACAAAGCACAGATAATCCATTTATTGCAGAGACGGCAGACTATGTAACGGGTTACTTCTGCACTATTAATTTACAGGTATACGACGCAGAACACCAATGCGATATACCATACACTAACTATGATTTTGAAAACTAAATAATTATGAGCGAACACATAGACAATAACGGGATGACTTCTCAAATGCTACAGGCTTACGGTGCTGACTTTTGGTTAAGCCATGCACTAAGCGTAATAGAAGGGACTTACGGGGACAGGGTGAGTGTACTTCAAAAGGATAAAGACCTTTTAAAGTTTGGAAGAAACACAGAAGTACAAACGGCTAAGACAACTTTAATGGCTCATAAGTCTGGAACATATAACGAAACTTATGTAGCTTCTAACTTAATAGATACTATATCAAGTTCAAGCGGTTCAGACACGGAAGAAATAACTATAGAAGGTCACACCGTTGACGGTGATGGAAACTTTACTTTTGTAGTACAAACAAAAACCCTAACAGGTCAAACCAAAGCTGTACTAGACACACCTTTAGCAAGATGCACGAGACTATATAACAGCAACGGTACAGATTTAGTAGGAACTATTTACGCTTATCAAGACGGAGCGATAACAAGCGGAGTACCTGACACAGGTGCAGAGGTGCATTGTGTTATTCCTGCAGGTTTAAATCAATCTGAAAAATGCGCTACTACAATTAGTAATAATGATTACTGGATTATCACAAGCGTAGACGGTCATGTATTAGAAAAGACAGCCACCTTTGTAGACTTTCACTTAGAGATTAGGGAGAAAGGGAAAGTATTTAGAGATATTTTCGATTGGAGTGCTGAGAGTGGTAACGGATTTACTGAAAAGTTTAAGCCTTATTTGATAGTCCCTGCTAATGCAGATATAAGAGTAAGGGGTTCAGCCGGTGCTAACGGTAAAGAAGCGAGCGCAAGCATTCAAGGAGTATTAGCAACAGTAATTACAGACTAATGGAAGCGGTAGAGATTGGAGAACTTGTAATAGGTGCGATAGTAGCGGTAATGGGATATTTTCTAAAGGTGGTACATAGTGACGTTCGACAAAACACTAAGGACGTGGGAGAAAACAAAGGACAAATAACAAACCTACAAACTAGAATAGAACACGAAACCGAAATGCGAAACCAAGCACTAAAACAAATCTTTGATATACTAGGAGAGATAAAAGACGATATTAAAAACCTAAAGAAATGATCGAGAAGCTAAAGAACTTTTTTAGAAACGATACCCCTCAATCATTTGGACGTTTATTGAGTGCTTCATTTGGTGCTACTGCTATCTATATAGCGTTCGTAGAAGTGAACTACAGGTTTTGGAATCCTGACTTTATAATAGACACAGCTTTAATAATTGAGCTTGCACTAATAGCGGTTGGTGGGAAGGTATGGCAGAAGTACGCAGAGCGCGACAAAAAATAATTTTGTATATTGCCGAAACTTAAACCTAGTTATATGACTAGAAAAAGGCTATTTTACGACATTGAAACTTCGTTTTGTAACGGTCACTTTTGGCGACCTGGATACAATCAAACAATTCACCCACACCAAATAACTTCATACGCTAAGATAATATCTATCCATTGGAGTTGGGAAGGTGAAGACGAAGTACACCACTTACATTGGGGGCTTAAGAAACAATGTGACAAGAAGATGCTAGAGAAGTTCGTTAAACAACTAGACAAAGCAACAGAAGTAATCACTCATAATGGTAAGCGTTTCGACACCCCTTGGATAAGAACTAGATGTATGTTTCATAATATACCTATGCGGTGGGAATACAACGAAGTAGATACCTATAAACTAGCAAAGAAGTATTTAAACCTACCAAGCAACTCCTTAAAGGAAGTGTGTAAGTACTTTGGTTTAGAAAGTAAGCTAGACGCAGGTGGAATATCTACATGGACTAACGTAGTTTTTAATAAAGACAAAGAAGCATTAGACCACTTATTATATTATGGTGATGGTGATATAGTTTCATTGAAAGCAGTTTACAATAAGTTCTTACCTTACGTTAAACCAAACGTTCACTATCCAGTAATGGGATTAGGCAACAAGTTTGATTGTCCTAATTGTGGTAAACACGCACACTATAAGATACGACAGGTAACAGCTATGGGAAGTGTTCAACATTGGATGCGTTGTAGTGATCGTAAAGTTTGTAAGACTCAATTTAAAATATCTAACGCCACTTACAATAAATGGTTTGAGTGGAAAAACCTAAACAATACAAAATGATAAGACCAAAATTCGAAGACATACACAGGACTATGGTACTGAACGGAATGCAAGTATTTGAGCGTCCGTATGATGTAACTCTAGGAGCTATAAGAACAAAAGACAACAGGGCTAATACTTTTAATGATTGGTTATTCATGTCTTTCTTCACAGAGCGTGGCGGGATAGTTGGTGCTATCGTCGAGGGTACAACAGACGCAGGCTTATACTATAGAGAAAACCCTATCCATGTAGACGGCACAGCAATTATACAACACGGAATACAACACAAAGGGGCTTTTACTTATATGAAGCAGGGCGGTCATAGAGGGCAAGAGGCTTTTCGTCAAACAGGACAAATGCTATATTGGCGTGATGCAGACCGCGATAAGTACTTAGACTTCGACGGTAAGATTGAACGGGCTATCTATAACACTAATGGACATGATATGGGTACTAGAGGCGAGGTAGTTAA